ACTGGGGAAGTATTCCCATGGGATGGTGCGAGCGACCAGGAAGTCCGCCTTGCCGACGAGCTTATCGGATGCAGGGTGAGCATGGTAATGAATGCAGTCAGACGTGCGCATATCGTTGCTACCCCTACCGAATCGAATGATATCGAACGAGCATCAGTAATAAGCAATTTTCTTCGCTGGTTGATAAACAGCAAGATGAGCGAATTTTATCCTCAGATCGAGCTTGGACTCAATCATCTCTTTGAGAAGGGAATGATGGTTCATTACTGCTGGTATGAGCAACAAGACCTGAAACAACAACAAACTATCCGCCTTGAGGAACTTGCCCAGCAACTTCCTGCCATTGCCGAAGCCATACAGGACGGGAGCATGGATGATGAGTTCGTAGAGTTGCTCAAGCAACAATTCGGAGTATCCAAGCGGAAAGGTAGGGGGATGCTCAGGGAGTTGCGAAAGGACGGAGAAACGACTATGCCCGTTACCAGAGAAGTGGTCAGTCGCCCCAAGATCAAGGCTCTCGCCCCGGATGAGGATATTTTCTGGCCCAACTATACGATTGATCCGCAAGAAGCTCCTTACGTCTTTCACGTCGTTCGCATGACCCCCGAACAGATTCGGGCAAAGATAAGGAGCGAGGATTGGAACGAGGAGTTCGTCGAGCAAGTGATCGAGCTTGCGAACAATGCGCAAAGCGATGACAACTTGTACAACATCCAAGAAAAGGATCAGTTCGTACGTACTGATGATCAATACGTAAAGATACTCTATTGCTATCAACGATTGCTCGATGAGGATGATACTCCCGGTCTTTATTGTACCGTCATGCATGAGGACTTGAGCGAAGTATACGCAAAGCACCAATTGCTCGATTACGCGCACGGACAATATCCGTTCACGGTGACCACTCTGGAAAAGACGAGCAAGCGATTGTACTCGTCCAGAAGCTATCCCGAACTTATCGAATCCCTCCAGCAAGTACTCAAAGTGGAGACTGATTCGTTGATTGACAGACAGAGCCTGTCCACTTTGCCCCCTCTTGAACATCCCTTGGGCAGAGCGCCAAGCAAATGGGGGCCGGGTACTAGAGTACCATATCGTACCCCCGGAGAGTACAGATTTGCGGATACTCCGAGGTTTGATGCAGGAAACGTCGAGGTCAGAAGATACGTCAAGGAACAAGCCGACAGATATTTCGGAAGGAATGCACCGGGGGTCGATCCTACCGAAGCGCAAATGAAACAGCAAGAAGTGGTGGACAAAGTATTTCATCACCTCAAGCACGTGATCGATCAAGTGTTCAGTCTTTATCAACAGTACGGGCCTGACCAAGAATACTTCCGAGTTACTGGTATGCAGGATATGCAGACCTATTCCAAGGGTGGCCCGAACGAACGGTTTGATTTTTACTTTCAGTTCGACGTTGCTACCCAAGACCCCGCACAAATGCTTGAGCGCGTAAAAGCGATTGCCGAGCTTGGGGGTATGCTCGATAGGAATGGTACGCTGGATACCGAAAGGCTCTTGCAAATTGCAGTCGGACAGATTCTACCTGGTGCGGCTGAGAACGTTATGATCCCCAAGGAGACCGCATCTCAAAAAGCAGTCGAGGAAGAAAGACAGACCATTGCCGAGATATATGCCGGAGTCCCCCCGAACGTCCGTCCGAATGACGCGCATGAGATGAAGCTACAAATATTTCAACAATGGCTCGCCCAGCCAGACGTTGCGCAAAAGGTACAGGAAGACCCTGCCTTGCAGGAGCGCATACAGACATACGTTCAACAGCGCCAGTTTGCCGTTCAACAGCGCCAAAATGCTGAAATTGGCAGGCTAGGTACTATGCCCACGCAATTCGGACAAACCCCATCCGCCGCATGATTGCGGAAGACTTAATCAAAAAAGAGATTCGTTCATGGTCTTCCGAAGTATTGGAAAGACCGAGCGAAAACTTCGGTGGCTTGCCACCTTGTCCGTATGCCAAGCGGGCATGGAATGAGGAAAAGGTCGGTTTGCACGTTACCCATGACTTGCAAACTGCTTTGCGCATCAAGCATGGCGACCCGATTGCAAAGGATGGGGTAGAGGTAATTGCATGGACTGCATGGGATGATATGAGCGCCGAACAGTTTGATCAATGGATAGACGAGCAGAATGAAGACCATAATGGGGTATGGATGATAGGATTCCATCCAGACCATCCTGTTGATGATTTGCAGGATGAGTTTGAAGGAAATGATTGCCCGGAATATGCAGTCATCTTAGTTCAGCCTCTTTCCGATCTGAGCGCCGCATCAAAAAGGATTTTGAAAAAGGGATATTATCAAAGATATTCCACGGAAGATATGAACCACGTAAACTGGAGGAACGCACAATGAAGGGACGTCGCAAGATGCGCAAGACCGTTAAGCGGAAGAAGAGATGATTAACTATAGGGGGGAGAGGTTTTCCGGGTACAATAAGCCTAAGCGCACACCAGGAAAGAAAAAGAAGTTTGCCGTTCTTGCCAAGCAGGGCGACAAAGTTCGATTGATCCGATTTGGTGATCCGAACATGACTATCAAGAAGGATCAGCCCAAGCGTAGAAAGTCTTTTCGTGCCAGACATAAGTGCGATACCTCACCCCCCGGCAAACTAACGGCAAGATACTGGTCGTGCAAAAAATGGTGATATGGCAAAGAACGTACCAACGAACAAGAAACTATATGCCCGCGTAAAAGCGGAAGCCAAGAGGAAGTACAAGGTCTGGCCCTCCGCATATGCGAGCGGATGGTTGACCAAGACTTACAAGGCTAGGGGCGGCAAGTACAAGACCGCAAAGAAGTAGAGTCATGGCAAAGAGAAGTGGCGGACTGACCAAGTGGTTCAGCAAGAACAAGGGCAAGGGATGGATTGATTGCAAGACCGGCAAGCCATGTGGTAGAAAGTCTGCAAAGAAGGGAAAGAGCAAGCGTCCATACCCTGCTTGCCGACCGACCAAGGCTCAATGCAAGAAGAGCGTGGCAAAGAGAAAGACCGGGCCTAAACGGGTTAGCTGGAAGGGAAAGAGATGATTTGGAAAAAGAAAAAGACCAATCACGATATTGATCCCGAAGAAGCGTTCAAGGTATTGTCCTTGCTGAAGGACGAGCCTAACTTCAAGACATACGTTCAGATGAGGGAAGCAATGCGAGAGGACGTTATTCGTCAATTACAGACCAAGGAATCGATAGAGTGTACTAATCGTCACTATATGCTGACCGGGAAACTGGAAGCGATAGACGAGGAACTCGATCAGTTTTACAATTTATAGGCATTGGGGTATGTCTTGCCCCCGCGTGAGTTCTGCCACATCTCCTCGCGCGGGGGTTTTTTCTTGTACAAATCAAGCGCGTAGGGTAGTTTTGTAACATTGGCGAAAAATGCGCTAAGAGTTTATGACAGTCGAATCAAATGAAGCTGAAGTTGCTACCTCTGAAAATGCTGAGAGTAGCGAAACGCCCGGTGAGGGGAATCTTACTATGGCTGAGTTGGCGAGCAATTTGCTCAAGAACAAGACCAAGGAAGAACCACCCGAACCAACCGAGGAAGAATCGGAATCTCCTGAACAAGCTGGAGTGGAAGAGGAATCCGAGGAACAGTCAGTCGAAGAGCAGGAGGAATCGGAACAGACCGAGCCACCCGCAGAGCCTTCGGACGTTCTTTCTAAGTATAATATAGACCTGGACTCGTTATCCGAGGATGAGACCAAGGAGCTTGCAAAGTCCTTGCATCTTAGCGCGGTCAAAAGATTTGGTGATCTTACTGCGCAAAAGAACGCATTGGCACAACAAAATGCGCAATTGCAAGAGCAAGCCCAGAAGCAAGAACAGGCATCTCAATCAGAGACTCCTGAGTTCCTCAAGGATAACGCCCTAGCCAACGTAAACGA